AACATCATACTCTAAAAACGATTTTATGGTATTTGAAAATACCGTTAGTTGGGCCTCTCCAATTGTTTTAAAATACTCTGCGGTTGTAACTGAAGGATTATTGGAATTAACTTCCATTAAATTTCTAAAAAGATATTGGAAGTTTTTAAATAACCCATTTGGGTCAGTAGGTGATACACCAATAGGAACAACGACTTGAGGACCTAAATCAATATTAGCAACCGGTTTAGAGAAATTTAAGAATTCTTGTTCAAATTTATCCAAAATATCTTTACTGAAAACTGAAAATATCTCCTCTATATTAGAATAATCTTTGTCCATCAATAACCTAAACGAAGATTGTTGTTCTGAACCAGTTTTAATTTTATTAACATATGAATCCGGTTGTGGTTTTGAGATTTCACTATTATTAAAATATCCATAGTTCGGTGCTGACCATAGTAATCTAACAGAACCATTATATATTGAAGGATTATTAATGAAAGGACAAACCTGAACATTATTACTAATACATTCAACACTTACTTGGTTAAGTTGAGTTCCAAACGATGGAGCAATATAATATGTATCAGAAAGAGTGTTATTACTTGGATTACAAACCGACCCAACATTTGTTAGACTAAAAATACCGTTAGGTATTACTACAGACCATGTTTGAATATTTGAATATGATGTCCCACTTTGGATATTAATATTTGAATCCGTAAAATTATAAACTTTAACACCATTATCCACACTTTTTTGTATTTCATCATTTGTGTATCCACTATACAAATCATACCCATTGTAAAATACGTTAAAGTCATTTATAACTTTTGGATAAAATCCTGTTTGAATCCTATTAATATTGTTTGAAGTGTTTTGTAGTGTTATATTATTTGTTCCGTCAAAATTAAAAGTATATGTTTTTGTATCGGCACTGGCTATTGGGTCAAAGTTTTCTTTATAATTAAAGTCTTTCCAAACAGAATCTAAAATATCAACATTACTTGCCTTATATGTTTTATATCTATACCATATTGAACCCATCTTCAAAACCCAAGCGTATGGCATCTTATGTATCGCGCCAAACTTTTTAAAACAAGTAGCGATATAATCTAAGTCACTTGAAGCGTCTAATGTCTTATATTTTTCTTTTAAGGACGCTAATGGTAATGAATTAATAAATAAGTAAGCAGCTTGTGTGTATGGATGTGGGTCCTTTCTTCTCCAATTATACACCCCATTTTGAATTGCATTAATAAAATATGGTGTGTTCAACATTGAAGTTGTGGTTTCGACTGATAAGTTCTTACTTGGTGAAAAGTAATTTACGAATCCTTCGGTAGGAATAAAAAATGTTGGGTCTTTTCTTATGTTATAAAATCCTGATAAACCAATAGAGGTTATTTGATTTGTCGGATTAGAAACCTTTAAATATGAAAAGTTTGTGACTGGTCTATTTTTACTATAATCGTAAACACTATTGAAGTTTGAAATAACATCCCTATCTTCAAACACCGTTAACACTCTATTCGTATTATATACAAAATTTTTAGTGTTGGTTGTACTATTCGCCATATTTGTCGATACCCATGTTGGGTCTGTAAATGGATATGTATCAATAACTAATGGTTCATTAGGGGCATTATTAACTAATTGTAAAAGACCTTGAGACTTTGTACTTGTTTGAGGTTCTCTTCCCAAATCAGTTAAACTTAAAATATTAAAAGAATTTGAAGTTAAATTTCTAATATATGGTGTGACATAAAAATCTCGAATATAGTCTTGGTAGGCTCGCCCGGTTCCTTGATTTGAAATGCTCGATAAGAATGAAGGATAATCTTGAGAAGTTAAGTTATAATTTCTAAGTTTTAGGGCTAAAAATGGAGAACTAACTCCTAATCCGGTTACAATATTATTTGTTTCCGCACTAACAATTAAATCAGTTAATTGATTTAATTGAGCACTATTACCTCTTATAAATCCCGAATAATTTGAAGTTAAAAATTGTCTTTCCCATATCTCATAAAAAAACTTAACTTCTTCTTTATTAACATATGCAATACCTTGAGACGGGTATTCAATCGCATTTACGTTAATTATATTTGTAGTGTTTTGAGTGTCTGTTGGTGGTTGAGATATTGGAGGATTAAATTTTTGTGTTAATCCTTTCATATATTCTTCAACAAATTCAACTTCAGGCCATTTGTCATAAAGATACCCCTTAGTTATATTAACCACAGATGGGTCTGCGAGATATTTTAATTGAAATCTACCTTTTTTATCGTCAGGGGTTTCCACGAAAAATTGAGGCCATGGGTAAACAGGAATTTTACCGTTCACTAATCCTTGATTAGATGATTGAGCGGTTTCGGATATCTTAAAATTATCCATCGTATCAGTACCAGGTGCCGATGATGGATTGTCTAATATAGCAAGTTGTCTTATTGGGTCGTATTTTACATTCCAAGCGTTAGTATGTACATCATCTAAAAGTCTAATAAATGCTTCTGCCGATGCCATAATAACCGCAGAAATGTTTCGAACTGTTGGACTAAATCCAATGTTTTCTTGTATTTTTTTAGCCAATCCGGCAGTTAATATTGTCTCAACTTCGGATAATTTTTTATTAGATTCCGCCTCCATTTTAGACAATAAAGTTTGAAATTCACTGAAATAAAATATTGGGGGGTTAACAACATTACCTACTGAAGTTTCCAATTTAGAATTTGATGCTTCCTTTTCCAGCGATGGAGTAAACGCACTTGTTAGTAATTCATTAATTCGTTTAATATCCTCACTTGTCGGTTGTAATACACCGGTTTGAGATGTTGTAGTTTTTACTAAATCTATTTCTGAAAAGATAACATTTTTAACCATAGTATTGTAAGTAATACTATTTTTAATAGGTGTTTGACTTGATATCCCTAATGTTGGGTTATCCGCCAATAGTTTATTAAACTCTGTAGTATATCCACTTAATAGTGTTTTAGCTTCTTCTTTTTTTGTTGGATTATTAATAAATTCTTGTTTAAACACGTATACTTCTTGACCACTACCATTTAATATGATTGGATTTGGATTCATATATATATTAAACCACGAATCTTTATTTCCATAAATTTCATTAAAATAGTTCACCAAAGTTTCATTATAAGCCCTGATATTAGTTAAAGGTTCAACATCAACTTTAGTGTATCTGTCAATAACTGATTGTTCAAAAGTTAAAAGTTTATTCATTAACTGAGTTAATGTAAGTTCAGGAAAATCAGGACTAATTAATCCTTTGGCTTTGTATTCACTATATACTTCAATAATTTTTTGATATCCTTTTTCCGTAACTAATTCAGTTGTAACATTATCTGATGATATTGTTGATTCTTTAGAAATTGCATTACTTTTTGATTGAGCTTCAATATTTTTGTTAGAACCTCCTTCAGGCGATGTCGGCGACTTCGATATATTAAATCTTTTACTATACATGTGTGGAGTCGCAAGTAAACTCCCCATTGATATTTCATTCAAAATATTAAACTTGTATCCCACAAATTCTAATTCAATTAGATAATTACCACTAAAAGTATTAAATCTAGCATTAAATGTTTTAAGATTTAATTGGTATCTGATAGCTTGACCATAATAACCTTTTAAAGTTAAATAAAATGGACAATAAGGTAAGTTAAAAAATGCGGAATATGGTGAATTATCTCCAAGTTGAAACAACGCCCTTCCTTGAATATCTTCAAGAGTCATACTAACACTTGGGACAAATGAACTGTTTGTCCTCACACTAATACTGGTAATACCTAATAGTCCATTATCAGTTGCGGTTCCTCCGGGGTCGGTAACCACCATTTTTGAATATGGTTTAGTCCCATCTTTAGGGTCAATAATTTGTTCTTGTAACTGATTAACCCCCAAACCATTTTTAGTGTCTTTACCTGTTAACTCATCATAATAACCAGTAGTTAAGAATTTTTCTTCGGTTGGTCTTAAAAAATTCATTTTAGCAACAGATATGGTCCTATTTCTATCTTCAGGACTTCCTCCAACAGACAATTTGGTTCTAGGTACAACCTCCGCTTCAAGATTGGCAAACATAACCAAATTTTCATGGTCAACCAATCTTTCTCTAATATTCCTTAAATTGTCAATAGTTTTATTAGGGTCAACAACAATAATATTATTGTAATCAAATTCTACTAAAATATTACCACTATTATCCCCCACCAAGTTACCTGCCATAATAATAAAAATAATTGTCTAATGAAGTTTTATAGTCTTGTAAAGAAGGTAATAGAGGATACGGAATAATCAATACTGCACCATCATATATGTAATTTTCCAAACCACCAAATTCAGGATTTGCTTGGAGAATTAACCATCCAAAGTATGGTGAATCGTAGAACTCTTGAGACACGACATCTAATCTACTTCTACCAACTTTGTAGATGAATGTTTTATCTGTCGTCTTTTGAGGTATTTGTACAAAAGGTACGACAGTTTGTTCACCGTTAATTAAAAAGTCACTATATCGATTCCAATATTGATATGCCATTAGTTAAGTTTTGCTTTTGATATAAATACATTCGCAGGACTTTCGTCATTCCATGTTTTTTTATTTGTGTTTTGGTTTTCAACCCAACCTAAACCTTTAATTAATTTTTGTTGAGCGTCAGTGTTAGCACCTTCAGTATCATAGGTAAATGTTCTTTTCTTCTTTAAATTAAATGGAGTGTATTTTAAGAAATTTTTTAATTTTTCTTTTTCCATATAATCAATAAACTCTTTAGTGATATTGTTTTCTTCCACAAATGCAGGTTTTGCAGTTGTTATCCAATATTCATCAAATGATTTACTAATATCACCAGTACTTGTACCTATTAATCCTGTATTACTAAGTATATTACCAATTAATGCATTTTTAAATGTTTCATATTTTTTAGTATCAGTTACATCATCTGATACTATCATATATACTCTTCTAAATACATACCCATTTTTACTATCAAATAATGTGTTAAAACTAAAAGGGTTGAATACATTATTAGTAGGAATTTTATAATTTGGTTCAAATACTAAAATTCCCGTATATTTTTGTTTATCCGCCGAATATGTAAATTCAGTTGGTGTCCAAATAACATCGTTGAAATCAGTAATACCACTCTTAATTTTTAAAATATCATTTTGTAATTCATCTAAAGTATTAGTTACACCTTGTGAGTTTGAGTCAACTTCAGTGGTTCCTGATGTGATATATGAAACAATTTTACCATCTTTTATTTGATACCCATCAGTCCCTGTATTAGGATATGCCGGAACATTATAAGTTATGGTATTAACTTTTCCAATATTACTTATGTAATTTTGTTGAGTTGTAACAATACCATTTGTGATGTTAGTTATTGCACTTTGGAATGAACTTCTTTTATTTCTAACAAAATTTGAATAATTCTCTCGGACTTGTTTAACTAAACGATTTGTAAATGTCTTTGAGTCGATAAGATATTTGATAAATCCTTCGTCTTCGTTTTTAATATCTTTAACCAATTGAGCAAATATGTCATCAGTCCTTTGTTCCAAATTATATGGTTTACCGAATAAAACGGTATCCGAATCTTTAGTTAATTCAAATTTACCATTTTGATAAATTCTTTCTAACATCCATTGTTGACGAACAGCATTATTATACTGATTAAGTGATTCTCTATTCTTATTAACAACGTTAGTAAAATATGATTGAGTTTCTTCAACTAATTTATCCATGAACGAACTATAATTAAGAGTTCCTGTTTGACCCGATTGACTAACAATATTACTTGTAACACTACCTACAGTATTATCATTACTTTGTCCGTTATTTACTTGTGCTTGATTAACAGTTGGTGGAGCAACATTACTTTGAGCCGCCTTTATAAACTCATTATCAATTACTTTATAACTTAAATCTGTTGAATCGGCCCTATCATCATATATTTCAGTATTAGCATAATAATTGAATGTTAATGCGTTTTGTAATTTATCAACAGATTCTTTTAATCCACTACCACCAACAAAGTTAAATGCCAAAGTTACGTTGGCAATCATAGGTTGAACACCAATACCTTCAGGATTTATATCTAACTCCTCATAAGTTAATTGTAAACTAGTTGGAATTATTTTAGTATTATAAAAATCTCCCACTCTTAGTATTAATACAGGTGGAGCACCAAAAGAGGTGTTTGTAGCATTACTATAATCAGGTGTAGGAGTACCATTAACTGTTTTAATTGTTGGTATTGTGTCTCCAGGTCTCATACATTGTTGTAAGAACGTTAATCTAGAATTAAGACCTTCCGGAGTCATTGAGTGAAATCCTGGTTGGAAAAATTTTAACTTATCTCTAAGATTATCATAAACCATAGGAGTCTCTTCTTTGATTGTTTCAAAATAATCACACTCTGATAATAACGCACGTAATACTCGTTTACTAATATTATCTCTTTGTACTACTTTAGGTTCAATAACGGGTGTCGTCTCCGTTTTTGTTACAACCCTTCCAGTTGCAACTGTTGTAGTTTTTGGTGGTAATATCGCAGGAGGTGCCTTTAATGTTGACTTGATATTAGAAATATATGCTCTTCTACATGCCATTGCCTTTGTCGTATAAATTTCGTTATTTTCATTTTGACCATCTCCATCCCTATCACCACAAAAAACCGGAGTATTAGGTGTGAGAGTTTTAGTTGTTTTATCAAACGCAAGTGTTTGAGAATTTTCACCTAATGTTTCATCAATTTTTATAAGTAATTTTTGATTCTGAACATATTGTTTTACTCTCGTGTCACCTGTAATGTATATTATTGCGGAGTTAATTCTTTTTGCTGCCAAAATATTATTAGAAGATTGGCTGGCCTTGGCAGATGTACTAGCATTAAATGTTATTGTTATAGTGCCGTTTATATTACCTTCCGCATCAGTATTACTTATAAATTGTTTTTTAATTTCATTAATTAATTCATCAATTGTATCTTTATTTGGAGTAATTACATTATCAAAAAATGAGGTAGTTTCAGTTCCCTTTGATTGTTCTTCATAGTAAGTTTTTTGTCCAACATATGGACCATATAGATTACCAAAATTTTCATTAAATTCTCTCGGTAAATTATTGCCAAAATAAAACCCAACTTGTTCAAACTTTTTTAATGTTACCTCAGGAGAACCACCAGTACCCGTATCACTAGATACTTGTGGGGCCGTGGTTATTGTTGAAATAGTATATTCCAACTGTTCTTTAGTTAATTCTTTGGAACTAATTGCTTGTTGTATTTGAAATAAATCATTTGGTGGTATTGTATAATATTTCTTAGCCAATTCATATAAATCATATTTTCTACATCCCGCAAAAAATGATTCTAAAATACTATCAATTCTAGTTTTATTAGTTTCGTTCGCCAAAACTTTATTAACAATAACATTTAAAACTGATGGGTGGTCGACAACTATTTTCCAAGTTAAACTACCTGTTCTACTAGTATTTTTGTAAGTATAAATTGGTTCGGGTCTACCTATAAAATCGGTTGGTTGCCAATTAGCTTGTACACTCTCACTAAAAGTTAAACCATATGGTGGAAACCACATAACTCTACCACCATTAGGACCTCTCTCACATACCGGTAAATCAGACACCGCAAATCCAGGTGAGTTAGATGTCCTCCACGCTAAATTTTCTAAAGAAAACATATATTTTTTAGCGTACGCATTATTTGTTGAACCAATTAAGTTTGTTGAATCTTGTCCTCCCTCTTGTTTATTTGGGGCAATGTTAAGATTATATGTTTTATCTAATACCGAATATGAAAATCTTCTACCTTCAGTAACAATTCCATCTGTTTTTTGTAAATCATTGTATTGTAAGTATGGTAAATCTTTTGCAAAAACTCTACAATATTCAGTCCCGACTTCTTGTCCAATTGAACCAGTATATCTAATAACCCTTGAACCTTTAGTTAATTCTTTATAACCATCATGAAACACTTTACTAACTTGGTCAATTGCATTACCAACGTGTTGTAGTCTTTTACCCCCTTGTGGTTGACTATTAATAATTCTTTGGGTATCATCAAGAATTGAACCTTCTCTAAATGTTCTTTCGGTTGATTCCGTTGTGTTATATGATGATGGTTTAAAATCAGAATCTTGGTCCATGATTTCACCACCAATACCTACTTTCTTACCGGCGTTTCCTTTATATTTTGGAGAAACCCATGTAAACCCTCCTTCAATACCACCACCATTACTATATGTCGGACCGTTAGCACCTAAACGAATTTCCTTGCTTGGTCCTTCATATAATTGAGCTAATTCTTGAGGTCCATAAACTGGTGATTGTTGTTCATTACCAAAAGCATCAACCGGTAACTCTCTACTTGGAGAAAATACTCTTGATGGGTCTGATGTTGTTGAACCAACATAAAAATTAGCATTGTTTGTTTCGGTACCTACGATAGCTCCCCCTAATCTATCAAGTAAAGTTCTATCATAATTTGGTTTATACTTGTTAAAGTTAATATTTTTCCACAATATAGACTTTTGTCCTCCACCTGTATTGTTGTAGAATATTTGAGACCCTGTTTTTCCCGCACCTAATAAATTAGAAACAAAGTTACCTACCGCGGCAATTGGATTAGCGAGTAATGATTGAGCAATTGTTGAAGGTCTTGGAGGATTAATGTTTGGGTCAAAATATGAACCGGGTATTAATGAAAATGGTAGTAAACTTCCTGCCAATCTAAGTGAAAAATCGGCAGCGGCTGTTATTGGATTTGCAGGAACTGTAATCTGATAATTTGGTTCAATTAACGGAACTCGGCCAGTTAGTATATTAACAACATTAGTACTACTATTAATATTTAAAAAATTCGCTCGTCCTACCGTTTCTCTAATAATGGCTCTTCCAATTCTTTCTTCAAATTCTCTCTTTAGAGTTTTAGCACCCAATCGAGCAATAAATGAATCAGAACTAAGTAATCCATTACTACCTTGGGGGTCTGGATTTAAAAGAATAGATAGTGGGGAATATGATGATGCGTTAAATGTTGTGGGGTATGGTTGATTATTATACAAATTTGGTATCCCACCTGTAACACCATTATTTATTGAGTCAGGTGTTGTTATGTAATCTCCCGCGTCTAATTGTTGTAAACTATTAGGACCATAAGCATTTAATGGTTGCCATGGTGGCGCAATCCCCGGAAATCCGAGTTTAGCGGCGATTTGAGCATCATTTAATAATTTAGCGTCTTGTTGGCCAGGACCATATTCCCCTTGATTTGATACCGAGTTTAAATTTGTTGATAAGGCAGGTACTTGTTCATAACCACCATCATTACCCCATTTATTTAACGGGTATAGTAAATCCGCATAATACGGTGTATCAATTAAAAAATCAGGACTATCAACGGGTGTTAGGTCTGATTGAACAATCTCATATGTTGTTGGAGGAGTAGCTTTAGTCGGAGATTTAGCATATGGTACTAAATTTCTCGATATAAGTTTTTTCCTAAAACCTTCACTACTAATAAAATCTAAAGGACTACCCATCTATCTTTTTCTTTACCTATAAATAGGTTAATGTTATTTTTTTTTAAAAATTACCTTTTTAATCCAAGTTCTTTTTTCATTTGTAACTGATATTCATAATTAATCCTTTTAAATTCTTCTGTTTGAGTCATTAGTTTAAATTGTTTGTCAAAATAATCTTTCATTTTTTGTTCACTATCTCCACCTGTCGGGGTTTTGTAGTCAATTTCAACCTTAATATTTTGGTTAATTTCTTTTACAAAAGAACCTGTTGCGGATGTTTGGTTAACATTTTGTTGACCTAAAAAACTATTTCTTGATATTGGTGATTTGGTTGCAGTACCAGAAATTTTATTAGATGATTGTTGTGGTCTTCCAATCTCGGCTAACATATCTGAACTATATTTTTTAAATTTTTCTTCAATCCCACTTGTTCCATCAATTTTTTTATTAGTATCTTCAAAAGTTTTTATTAACTTTTCAATACCTTTTTCACCAAGAGTATTTACTTTACTTTTAACTTCACTTTCAAGTTTTGAGAGTTTAGTTGCAAAGTCAGCATCACTTATTTTACCAAGTTCTTTTATATTAAAAAGTTCCTTCATTTTCTCCATAGAACTATTAATATCTTTTATTATTTCAGCACTTTTAGGAATATTTTCATCAAGTGAACCCGTAAATCCCCTACTAATTCTTTCGGCGCCTAAAAAATTTCCCCTAACGAATGCAGACCCTGCAGCCCCAAAAGTCCCTTTTGCAAGTATTGACCTTAATGATGAACTTGAGTCTTTTAAATAATCTAATTGACTAATTTGAATTTCTTCAAGTGTTTTAGGTGCCTCATCTTGTTTTTTTCTTAACTCTTTAAATTCATCTGCAGTAATATCTCCAAGTTTTTTGTATTCAATCGCCCCTTGGTCATCTTTAATTTGTATAACATATTCACCATCCTTCTTTGTTGCCATATTAGCCAACAACTGTCTGTCTTCCTCTTTTTCAAATTTCAATGATGGACTAATAGCTGATAACCTTTTATCTAAATCGGCGGCAGCTAATGCGGTTTTTGAAAGTTCTCTTGCACTAATTCCAGTAACATCCGACAATTCTTTTAACATCAAAATACCTTGTGGGTTTATCTTAAATGATTTTGTTTTTTCGTCAAACTCTGTATATTTTTTTGTGGCTTTAATAATACTATCTTGTAATGCACCAGGATTATTAATTGAGTCATTCATTAACGCAAATGGGTCAACCAAGTTACCAATATTAACACCTAGTCTTTGGAACCCGGCAGCCGCTTCAATTGCTTTCTCAGGACTCATTACTTTATCTGCGAAATTAGCGGTATTTTGCATATCAAACCTCAACATTGAAGCTTGAGCCGCCATTTTTGTTAATCCTTGAACACCGTCACTGAAGTTGAATCTATTCATCAACTCCATGTTATTCGCAACATCTTTTACAACTGTTTTGGCATTAAGACCGACACTTTGAACATACTGAATAGAATCCTGTAAATTAACTCCAACTTGAGATACCTCGTACCCCGCTTCCGCAAAATTTTCAACTAAGGAACTTGAGGTAGTATTGAGAATTGTAGATGCAGCATATAACTTACTAACTTGGTCTTCTGTCGCAATTACATTCCTTCTAGCACCATCAGCAATACCTATCATAGTGGTATTAACATCACCAAGATTCCCACCCAAACGAAGGACACCGGCTGCCGATTTTGCAACAGCGTCACTCATCTCGTCTAAACGAGTTCTTCCTTGTAGAAAGGCGTTGTTAATCTTATCAGCACCCTCATACATCTTAAAAATAGAAAGTACTGTTTGGTTAGCGAGGTCACTAAAAGCTTCTAAACTTTTTTTAGCCTCGTCAAAACTACCTTGGTCTTCTGGATTATAATCTGCCATAATTAATTTTAACTTTATATATAAATAGAAGAAGGACTAAAAAATTAGTCCTTCTTATTATCTTCTATCCATTTATCCAATAAATATTTTCTAACAAATATTGGCATTCTTTCAAAATCTTGATAAGTAATCTTCATCAATGTGTTCAGATAGTAAAATTCATCTATCTGACTTTTCCTATAATCAGAAGAAAGGGCGAAAAAAGTCCACCCCAAAGCCAACATTCACTATTAGCTTTTCTCCGGACGGGGCCATAATTGTTTTAGTCATATCTAATCTTGGTTCATTTTCATTCATAAATTTTCTAATGTGTTTTGAATCCACAATTGGCATGGACTCAACAAACTTAGAAATAACTGATTTATCGGTAGAACCATCAACCTCAACAATTTCTTTTTGTAATCTCCAAGTAATTTTTGGAACAACCCTACCTTGAGGATATGAATCCGCTAATTTACTAATCTCCATAATCTCTCCATAGTTTAATGGTTTCAATTTAATTGATGATTGCGTTTTTGGTAGAGTAATCACAAAAGTTCCATCATCATTTGGTTTTTGACCACTAATAACAGGTAACTGGTCTAACAATACATTTGATTGAAAAGGTTTTTTTGTAACAGGGTCAGTTAAATTTAGAGTAATTTCAGGTCCAAACCCAGTATTTCTCAAAAATATTAGGATAGCCTCAACATCACCCTCAATAAGTTCTTCAACTTTAATATCGGGTTCATATATTTTTGCTCTTAATAAATTGAGAGTTAAATCATTTGCTCCTGCCATTATAATATTTTCGTCAGATGCAGTAAGATAACCAATTTTTAATGATTTCTTTTTGTTTTTGTAAAAAATTCCCTGTGAAGGTAATAACACCACGTCGTGTGGTAATGTAAAATTTTCTTGACCGTAGTCTCTTGATTGTGTGTCCATATATAAAAAAATTAACCGTAAAGTTTATTGCTTTACGGTTAAATATAAGTTAAATAAAAATAATTGTAAATGTTAAATGTAAATCAATAAACTAACACACATCTATCCATACGAAGTTGTGCGGTAATATCCGCTAATGCGTCTTGACTATAACTTAATTGACCAAAATTCACATCAGTTAAAAAAGTTCCATATAATATCCATTTTTCAACAACAACTCCTGTTGGGTCTAACATTTCAAGGTCGATATCTTTTTTATAACCCGCGGCATAACCCATACGACCGGTAACAGATTCTGCATGTAGACGAACCCACTCCATAAGTGCTTGAGCAGCTGAAGGACCAATCGGGTCACGGAATTTAACCGAAATTGGGTCCCAATTAAATCTACCCGCAACAAATGTTGATGTATTTAAAAATTGGATTTCAGTTGAAGCAATTTTAATTGATGGTCTTGCCGCAGTTTCTACGAACCATTCATTTATTCCTAAGCTTGATGGAAACCTTAAAATAAAACGATTCTGTCGTTTCGGTTCGTAAGGTATCGGCATTTTCATTAATAAATCAGCCATGTTATTTCAATTTTGTTTTTTTTGTGTTTATATCTAATAAATATAGTCTCGATGAAAATTTTTCTATTTACTTTATTTTTTAAGAAATTATTCTCTAGTTATATAACTTTTTAATACCTCCAGCAGTAGAATAAGTCTTAACTATATTATCTGGTTTATCTTTAAAATGTTTACTCATTACTTCTACATTTTTCATATCATCATCTGAAAAACCAATACTAATGTCTGGTATGAAATTATTTGAGATATCATTTTTAATAAAGGCTCTTTTATTAAGTATTCCTGCCATTCCTTTTATATAAGATACAAAATCTTCCATCGCTTTAACTTTTAATTCTTCGGGATTTGCAGCACCTTCTTCATCACCAAAACTAACAGGGTGATACTTATTTAACTCTAAATATGATTTAATTAATTCATCGTCACTCATTTCATCTTCATCCACAAATGTTCTATATTTTTTTAAATTTTTAATTAACATGTTTTTATCTATTCCATTGAAACCACTTATAATGTAATTATAAATAGATTGTTTTAAGGTTTCAGGATTATGCCCTCTTGCGGTAATTATTGAAAAAATAGACCCATTGTTAATTGCTTCTCTAAAGTCATCAAATGCCGGTCCTTTTTTTGCTCTCATCGCATCAACTAAAAAATCTTTGTCACCTTCCGTTCTAAAATTTCTAAATGGATTGTCCGCAAAACCGACAATAGTATCTCCTTTATATTGAACAGGGGTTTTACCTAAATCATGTCTATACTCTGCAAAGTCATCGGTGCTCATACCAATTTCCTCACCATCTTCAGTTTTTAACATAATTTTAGTTGGCATATGAACAATATTATCATCCCAATCGAATGCGTAATATTTCATATCTGGTGTCCCTTCAAGTTTAAATCCTTCTTTAAGTTGTCTTTCCATATTTGGCGATTAAAGGGGATACTTTTGTATCCCCATTAAATTTATTAGATATTTTCAAATGAAGCGCCTGTTGGAGTTATGAAGAACTCGATATCGATGAACTCTAACGCCTTAGTAGGTTTCAAATATATTTTACCTGTTAATGTATTTCTGTCTAAATCTTCAGGTGTTGAAGATACAGTTACACGGAAATCATATAAACCTCTATCTCTTCTGATTGAATCCAAGATTGGGTTAACACTATCCAAGAATTGTTGTCTAACGATTTGGTCATTTTGTTCAAATAATAATCTTACCGCTACCGCCGAAATCAATTTACGAGCTTGAAGTAATAATCTTCTTACATTCAATCTGTTAAGTGCTGAGTCAGCAACTTGCAAAGTTTTATTACCCCAAATTACAGTTCCAACATCTGAGAAAGTTGCGATAGGGTTAATTCTACCCTGATACAAGGTATCTCTATCTGTCTGTGTAAGTTTTTGTCTAGCTTTGATTGAAGTTACAAGACCTCTCGTGTAACCCGCTGATGCGAACCAAGGGAATGATATATTATCAGTCAATGCTAAGTTTCTACAAACTTCACCTGTCGGTGGTAAATAAATTTGTGTATTGTTAACGGTATCACGAACTAATATCCAAGGATAATAAGTTGCGGTATAGTTAGAGTCAATTCCTGTGTTGTCTAGATTATCAAC